CTTTAATATCTAATTTAGGCATAGCTACTTTAGATGCAAATACTATTGCAAGTCCTTCTGGCATAGAAATGGCTATGCAACCTGGTCAAGCAACCGCAGATGATGCAAGTGCTGAATTGACTGGTATTGGTTTTTCTGCAAACATTGGGACAGCTATTTTAGATGCAAATACTATTGCAAGTCCTTCTGGCATAGAAATGACCATGCAAGAAGGAACTGCTACAGCTCCTGATTCATTAGCTATATTAACAGGAATTGAAATGACAATGGCACAAGGCAGTATACAAAACATTATATGGAATCCAGTGGATACAGGAAATGCACCAATTGACCCTCCGGGTTGGAAAGAAGTAGCTTGATTTACATGAAAAATATAAATATAATAAAATATTAAGGAATTTATAATATGGCCAATTCAACATCAGCTAATCTAAAATTAACTGTTCAAGCAACTGGAGAAAATTCAGGAACTTGGGGACAGATTACTAACACTAATTTACTAATTCTTGAACAAGCAATTGGTGGTTATGATGCAGTTGGAGTAACTTCAGGTGCTACTTTAACTTTTTCAAATGGTGCTTTATCAAATGGAAAAAATGCAGTTTTAAAATTAACAGGAACTATTACTGCTAACGTAAACGTGGTTATTCCTGATTCAATTGAAAAAACTTATTTAGTTGAAAATGCAACTACAGGTGCTTTTACAGTTACTTTCAAAACTACTTCTGGAACAGGGGCTACTTGGTCTACCACTGATAAAGGGTATAAAATATTATATTCAGATGGAACTAACGTCGTAGATGTTACTGCAGATTTAGGAAATATAACTGTAGGAACCATAGCTTCGGGTGAAATTATTTCTTCTGGGCACATATTACCTTCTGCAACTGACACTTATGATCTGGGAAGTACTTCTGCAGTTTGGAGAGATATATATACAGGAGATTTACATCTTTCTAATGAACAAAAAACAAAGGGAAATAGAGTAGATGGAACTAAGGGAAATTGGACTTTACAAGAAGGACAAAATGATATATTTATGATAAACAATATATCTGGTGAAAAATTTAAAATTAAACTAGATAAAATATAGGGGATTTAAATGGCAATTTTTTCAAATGGTTCAGATACAAATATTGACTTAGAACTTACACCAAAAGGTATTGGTAGAACAACTTTTAATGGTCAAGGTAAAATTCAAAGTATTGCAGAAAAAGTTACAACTGAAGCAACTGCTGCTACAGGAACTGTTAACTATGATGTTTTAACACAAGCAGTATGGAATTTCACAACAAATGCTTCAGGTAACTGGACTTTAAATGTTAGAGGAGATGGATCTAATTCATTAAACTCAATTATGGATACAGGTGAGTCAATCACAATAGCTCATATTGTTTCTCAAGGTGGAACAGCTTATTATAATAATGCTTTTCAAATTGATGGGTCTGGTGTTACACCAGAATGGCAAGGTGGTGAAGCCCCAACTGAAGGTAATGCAAGTTCATTAGATACATATACATATACGATTATTAAAACTGCAGATGCTACATTTACAGTGTTAGCATCACAAACGCAGTTTGCTTAATAGGAGGATTATAGAAAGATGCCGATAATTGGTTCATTTGGAGCTATATCAAGAGGAGGTTTTGGACGTGGTGCCGGCCTTCAACCTTTTGGAGAAGTAGATTATTTATTAATCGCTGGTGGCGGCGGCGGTGGTGGAGGTAGTGCAAGAGGCGGTGGAGGTGGAGCAGGAGGACTGCTTACATCTTTTTGTACACCCGCGTCTGCAGTAAGTATAGATATTACAACATATGCTGTTACAGTTGGAGAAGGTGGAGCAGGAAGAAGTCCGAGTCCATGCACTGCAGGAGCTTCTGGAGGTAATTCTACTTTTGCATGTTTAACAGCAGTAGGTGGTGGACGAGGTGGTGCTGCATCTTGTTATGCTGCAGCCACAGGAGGTTCTGGTGGTGGTGGAGGTAAATGTTCTTCACCAACAAATGGAGCAGCTGGAACTTGTGGCCAAGGAAATGCTGGTGGTAATGCAGCTACTCCTGGATCAGGTGGTGGTGGTGGAGGTTCTTGTACTGTAGGAAACAATGCAAGTAGTGGAACTGCTGGACCTGGTGGATCTGGTAAATCAATTAATATTACAAGTTTTGGAGGCAGATTTGCTGCTGGTGGTGGCGGTGGTGGTGAACCTGCTGGTATAGGTGGATTTGGTGGTGGTGGATCTGCTGGAAAAGATTGTAACGCTGGTCAACCCGGTGTAGCTAATTTTGGTGGTGGTGGAGCAGGTGGAACAGGCACTAATTCAGTTGCAGGAGATGGTGGATCTGGAGTTGTCTATATAAGAGCTTCTGGAGCAATAACTAATGGTTTAACAGTTTCTGGAACTGGAAATATTGTAACAGGTATTTGCACACCTGCTGGTGTTTCTGAAATAGCAACATTTAGAACATCGGGTAATTTAATTTCAACAAAAAGTAAAGGATCTTATACTTTTGTAGATTATTTAGTAGTTGGTGGTGGTGGTGGTGGATCTGGATATCTTGGTGGTGGTGGTGCTGGAGGTTATAGAGCTTCTGGTTATGGACCTGCACCTTTACAAGGAGCTAAAATTGGAATTCAACCAGGCACACATACTATTACAGTTGGTGCTGGTGGAGCTAGTGGTTGTGGTCAAGGAAGCAATGGAACAGGTGGAAGAGGAAATCCTTCTACATTTAATTTAATTGTTTCTTCTGGTGGTGGTGGTGGAGTTGTTTCTGGAGGTAGAACAGAAAGAGGTGGATCTGGTGGTGGAGCAGAAGCTAATACAAGACCCTCTGGTGAAAACTCACAAGGAAATGCTGGTGGATTTACAATACCTGAAGGTAATAATGGTGGAAGAGGAGCTGTAGCGGGTAATGCACCTGTACCTTCTAGAGGTGGAGCTGGTGGTGGTGGAGCAACTGCAGCTGGTGCTAACGGACCTGCAGGACCTGGAGGTGCTGGAGCACCTAATGTTATAGGTGCTTGTACTCCTTTCTCAAGAACTACATTTTCTGGCGGTGGTGGTGGTACGACAGATAATAGAGGACCAGGAGCTGATGGATCTGGTGGATCCGGTGGTGGAGGAAATGGTGGTGGAACTAATCCAGGAAGTGTTAACTCTGGTGGAGCTGGTGGAGCTGGGACTTATGGACCTGGATCATATGTTGCTGGTGGAGCTGGTGGATCAGGTGTTGTTGTAGTAGAGTTTCCAAGTGCATCTACTGTAAGTGTAGCACCAGGAACAAATACAATTACTACTACTCCAGGATCTAAAAAAACTGCAGTCTTTACAGTTTCGGGAACCTTGACACTTTCATAAAAATTCTTTATAAGGTTTTTATAAGGTTTTTATAAAGACATACATGAATTTAACAAATTATTATTGGTATTTTAAATCAGCAATTCCAGAACGTATCTGTGATGATATTTCTAAATACGGAAAACAACTTCAAGATCAAATGGCAGTAACGGGTGGTTATGGTGATAAAAAATTAAATAAAAAACAACTCATAGATTTAAAAAAAAAGAGAAATTCAGATATTGTTTGGATGAGTGATAGATGGATTTATAAAGAAATACAACCTTACATACATAAAGCAAACGTTTCTGCTGGTTGGAATTTTAATTGGGATTATTCTGAGTCTTGTCAATTTACAAAATATAAAAAAGGCCAGTACTATGATTGGCATTGCGATAGCTGGGATCAACCTTATCAAAGACAACAGGGAGATCCATCGCACGGAAAAGTTAGAAAATTATCTGTAACAGTAACTCTATCAGATCCAAAAGATTATAAAGGGGGAGAACTAGAATTTGATTTTAGAAATGTGGACCCAGATAAAAAAAGAAATGTTAAAAAATGTACAGAAATATTACCTAAAGGATCATTGGTTGTGTTTCCTTCTTTTGTATGGCATAGAGTATGTCCAGTTAAAAGTGGTGAACGAAACAGTTTGGTTATCTGGAATTTAGGATACCCATTTCAATAAAGGAGAAATATGAAAAAGAAGAAAAAAAGAATAAAAAAACCAAAAGCCATAACTTACCCTACTCAATTATCTAGGGAAGATTATTTTAAATGTCCTATCTGGTTTGCAGATGCACCAGAATTTGAAAAGAAATTAAACGATGCGTCTGATAAATATATAGAAGATTCTAAAAAAATTTTAAAGCCAGCAATCGATAAACGAAACAAAGAGTTTGGTGATAAAAAAGACATGGGTTATGTATTCCATTCGACATCTTTAATTGGAGATCCTGACTTTTTAGAATTACAAAATTACATTGGTGCAACAGCTCATAACTTATTGATTGAAATGGGTTTTGATATGTCAGGTCATCAATTATTTACTACAGAAATGTGGGTACAAGAATTTGCTAAAAAAGGTGGTGGACATCATACTTTACATACACATTGGAACGGTCATATCTCTGGTTTTTATTTTTTAAAAGCTAGTGAGAAAACATCATTACCATTGTTTGAAGATCCACGTGCAGGGAATTTAATGAATCTATTACCAGAATTAGATAAATCAAAAGTAACTTATGCTAGTTCAGCAATACATTATAAAGTTAAACCAGGTCGAATGATATTCTTTCCATCATATATGCCTCATCAATACATTGTTGATATGGGTTACGATCCGTTTAGATTTATACATTGGAACTGCCAAGCAATACCAAAAGGAGTATTAAATGTCGTTCAAGAAAAATAAATACACAGTACTAAAAAATGCTATTTCACCTGAGTTAGCAGGATTTGTTTATCAATATTTTTTAAACAAAAGAAATGTTGCAAGATTTTTATTTGATCAAAAATATCTATCTCCATTTACAGAATATTATGGTGTATGGAATGATGAACAAGTGCCTAACACCTATTCACATTATAGTGACATGGCAATGGAAACTTTATTACAACAAGTTAAACCTGTTATGGAAAAACATACTGGTTTAAAATTATCAGAGACTTATTCTTATGCAAGAATTTACAAAGAAGGAGATGTCCTAGCTCGACACAAAGATAGATACTCTTGTGAGATATCTACAACGTTGAACTTAGGTGGTGAGTCATGGCCTATATATTTAGACCCAACAGGAAAACAAGGTCAAGCAGGAGTTGAAGTGAACCTTGAACCAGGTGATATGTTGATCTATTCTGGTTGTGATCTTGAACATTGGCGTGAAGAATTTAAAGGTAAAAACTGTGGACAAGTGTTTTTACACTATAATAGAGCTAGTTCTAAAACAGCTAAAGAAAATTATTTAGATAAACGTCCTTTACTAGGTGTCCCCGTTTGGTTTAAAGGTGTTAAGTTGACAAAATCTAAAAAATAGCTTACACTGTAAGCTTGTAGGGGGAGGACCCACCACGAAATCCCCTTACTTTATAGATAATATCTATAATAAATTAATTTTAGGGTATAAAAATATGGCACATTTTGCAGAATTAGATGACAATAATATTGTTAAAAGAGTAGTGGTAGTGGGAAACGATTGTGTTCCTTCAGATGAACATGTTGATGGTGAAACATGGTGCGTAAATTTCTTTGGTGGCGGAACATGGAAACAAACATCATATAATAATAATTTTAGAAAACAATATGCAGGCGTAGGTTATAAGTATGATTCTGTAAAAAATAAATTTTTAAGTCCCCCACCTTTTGTTTCATGGTTACTTGACGCAAATGATGATTGGCAAGCACCAATAACTTATCCAACAGTTACAGATGACGAAGAAACTCCATCAGTATGGTTTTATGTAATTTCTTGGAACGAAACAAAATATAATAATGACAGCACTAAAGGTTGGGAAGCAGTAAAATCAAATGACGAAGCTGAAACAC